TACTTTAAAGGTAAAGGCAAAAGGTTTGCAGAAAAATACTTCGCAGACTGTCACACTAAATACCAGTACACAAGAAAACTTTACGAACTTTTTAAACAAGAATACAAAGGAAAGGCAAGACAGAGATATGTTGAATGCTATAACCTACTAAAACTTAGAACAGAATGAAAATACTAAACTTATACGCTTGTCTAGGTGGAAACCGTTACAAATGGGATGAAGTAGCAGACGTTGAAGTAACTGCTGTTGAATGGGATGAGGAATTAGCAAAGCTATACCAGGAAAGATTTCCTAATGATAAAGTAATTGTAGGTGATGCACATCAATATTTATTAGACCATTATAAAGAGTTTGATTTAATATGGAGCAGTCCACCTTGTCCAACACATAGTAGGTTAGTTCAAACTAATAAAAATAAAATAAAAATGAAATACCCTGATATGAGATTATATGAGGAGATATTATTTTTAAAACATATATATAACGGAAAGTTTGTAGTTGAAAATGTTATACCATACTACGAACCATTGATACCTGCACAAAAAAGGCATAGGCATTTGTATTGGACAAATTTTAATTTACCAAATACATTAACTGATAGAGAAGTTAGAATAAGCACAGGAACTAATGAGGTTAAAAAATTATGTGATTTTCACGATTATGATTTTTACAAATACAAAGGAAAACAACCAACAAATAAAATAGCTAGAAACCTGGTAGACTATAAAGCTGGTAAAACAATACTAGAAACAGCTTTAGGAATAATTAGAAAACAAAATGAAAAACAAACTGAGCTTTTTTAAAATATGAGAAAAAAAACATATAAAAATCTAACAGCTTTAGAGATAGGTGAAGAGATTAAAAAAGAACTAGGCATAGATATATACCAAAACACAAGACAAGCTGCTTACGTTAAAGCTAGGGCGTTAATGTGTCACCTTCTTAGAGAGAAGTTAAACCTGCGTTGGACATCTATTGCTGAAATCTTTCAAAGTGAAGGAAAAAATATGAACCACACCAATGTTTTACACCTGGTTAAAATGTATTCCATATACAGAAGAGAAGACCATAATTTAATGGACTTAGAAAAAAGATTTGTTTTTACTCAAAAGGTTGGTAGAGACTTTGATTACTCTAAATACCTAGAAGATAAATATGAATCACTAGAGGAAAAGTATTACAGGCTAGAAAAAAAATATCTAGACATTATAGAAAAATAATATGAGGGGGGCGCGGACAGTTTTTATGCTATTGGAGTAGGTAAATATTAAAATGTCCCCCGAATGCATAGCGGGGTGGTTGTACTAATTAATATTAGTCTTTACTTGGGTAAGTATCCACCTTGCTTTAATCATAGAGGGGAGCGGTTTATATAAACTAAATATATAAAAAGACTTGTGGTTAGGTTCAGCTGACTCCCCTTTATAACACCAAAGAGATATGACAGTATTAGTGATAGTGGTATTTATGTTAGCTTACATAATAAGAAGAGAATACATTTTGTTAAAGGAAGTCAAGAAAAAAATAAACAGATTCAAATGACACTAATAGAATTGATGCAAAGAGATTTAGATAATAACGGTATAGAAAACGATTAAGATGATACAAAAAGTAAAGATTGAAACAGTATTTCCAAACGTACTGAACCCTAGAACAATTAAAAAGGACAAGTTTGAAAAGCTGGTTAAAAGCATTAAGGAATTTCCTGAGATGCTAGAGCTAAGACCAATTGTAGTCAATAGTAATATGGATATCATTGGCGGTAATATGAGGTTCAAAGCCTGTCAAGAGATTGGTCTAAAAGAGGTGTATATAATTAAAGCCGAAAACCTAACCAAAGAACAGGTACAGCAGTTTGTAATAAAGGACAATGTAGGTTTCGGGGAATGGGACTGGGATATCTTAGCCAACACTTGGGACACTAAGGAACTTGCAGAATGGGGAATGGATGTTTGGCAACCTGAAGAAGATGTAGATTACTCTATATTAGATGACGAAGATGTGTCAAGCGAATTAAGCGATATGACAGATGGGGTGAAGAAAGCTATACAAATAGAGTTTGAAGCAGAACATTATGAAGAGGCTCAACAGTTGGTTAAGTTTTGGAGAGATAGCGGTGCTTACATTGGCGCTATGATTATAGAATACTTGAAAGCTGAAAAGAATAAATTATGAAAATATTCTTAATGTATTATGATAGGTTTAAAAATGCAACTACTTCAAAATTGGTTTCTAAAGAACATATCGTTTTATGCCACGATAATAAGGATAAATTTACCTGTATAGGTGACCAGGGGAAACTCATTGAATCAAAACAACCGAAAGGAATACAAAATAATTTCAATTACGGATTGTCTCTATTAGAAGATGGTGAGTGGGGAATTTTTATGAGTGATGATTTAATAGGGGCGAAAAGGTTAAAGGATAATAAATTTGTTGACTGTGATGTGGACTATTCTTTAAATGAGCTGATAAGCATATTACCAAAATGTGATAAGATGGGCGTTAACCTTGTTGGATTAAACTCTACTGGAAACCCTTTTTATGCAAAGAAAAAATATTCTAAATTCGGATTAGTAGATGGTAGGTGTTTTGCTATTAAAAAAACAAAATTCACCTTTCACGAGAAAATAAATACCATTCCTGATTACTACGCTACGGCTTATCATTTGAACAAATATGGTGGCAACCTGATTTTAAATTACACTTTTTTAGATTTTAAAAGATATGAGAAAGGTGGGCTTGGAAGCGCAAACGATAGGATAAAGGATAAACTAAAAGATGTTTCCTTAATGAAAAACCTATTCCCTAAAAATGTTAAAATAAAAGACAAGCCAAACGAACCAAAAGGTAGTCACATAATAATAACAAGATGAAAAGAATAGACCTAGTCAAAGTAGAGCATAGCCGCAAAATTGGTAAAGTATGTGAGTATATAGAACCTAATTTGACAGAGGACTGTATACTATACGCTGATGGTGAGGCTATTGGTTTCTATTTAAACAAGATGCCTGAAAAGATGTGTAAACTGGCTAACCTTGCAAACGCTGAGTTCAATTCTAAAAGAGTTCCTAAAACAAAACTAGACAGAAGTGATGTTTTAAAAGCGCAAATAGATAACCCAGGAATGACAAGGGCAGAAGCAAGAAAGGTAGGCACCAGTCAGTTATCTGTTATACTAGGTAGTGTTCCACCGAAACCTCAATTTATGCGTTACTATGGAACTATAAGTAGCGTACACTCTGTTCAGTCTGCTAATGTGTTTATCAAAGCAATGTTGTTGTTAGCCAAAGAAAGCGAGAAACTAATCCAAGAACTGCTGCCTGAACAATACGACAAACAGTTAAAGCTCCTACAAGAAATAGATGGTAAGTGGAGATTTGGAAACCTTTTTACCAGCTCAATATCTAATTACAATATCTCAGCTCCATTCCATAGAGATACAGGTAACATAGAGGGTGCGGTAAATGTGATAATATGTAAGAAGAATAACTCTAAAGGTGGTGACTTGCACGTTCCTGATTACGGAGCCACGTTTGGGCAACAAGATAACTCTATACTCGTTTATCCCGCTTGGAAAAATGTCCACGCTGTAACACCAATTAAACCAACTCACGAAGGGGGTTACCGTAACAGTTTGATTTTTTATCCGTTAAAAGCATTCAAGAAACTATGAACAAAAGTAGACACATAAAAAAGGAAAGCCTTTTAAAAGCACTAGAGCAAAGTCTAGGGGTTGTTACTGTGGCTTGTAAAAAAGCTGACATACCTAGAAGCACATACTATAAATGGTTAAATGAAGATGAGGTGTTTGCCGCAGAAGTTAAAGACATAGAGAACGTAGCTTTAGACTTTGCCGAAAGCCAGTTACATAAACAGATATCAGACAACTCAACAGCAGCTACAATATTTTACCTAAAAACCAAAGGCAAGAAACGAGGCTACATTGAACGTCAAGAAATAACTGGAGCAGATGGAATGCCTACTAACTTCCAAATTGAGATAATTGACAAAACCGAAGATACAGACTAACATAGTCTACAAGCACTTAACCAATACGGATAAGAAGATTATAGTTGAGCAGGGCGGTACACGTTCAGGCAAGACCTATAATATTATTCTATGGATTATCTTTAACTACTGCGCACAAAACAACGGTAAGGTAATTACAGTATGTCGCAAATCATTTCCAAGTTTAAGGGCTACGGTAATGCGTGACTTTATAGGTATACTTCAGGCGTATGATGTTTACCAAGAATCTAATCATAACAAGTCTAATTCAGAGTACCACCTTTTCGGAAACCTAGTTGAGTTTATATCTTTAGATATGCCCCAAAAGATTAGGGGGCGTAAAAGGGATTTGCTTTTTGTTAACGAGGGCAATGAGCTGTATTATGAAGATATGCAGCAGCTACTATTTAGAACACAGGATAAAATCATTTTAGACTTTAACCCATCTGATGAATACCATTGGATTTATGACAAGCTAATAACAAGAGATGACTGCGCTTTTTTTAAAACCACTTACTTAGATAACCCTTTTATTGAGGATTCAATTAAGCTAGAGATTGAAAGGCTAAGAGACACCGATGAACAATATTGGCAGATATACGGCCTGGGGGAAAGGTCATCTAGCAGGAGTACAATATTCACTTATGCTGAGGTAAACCAAATACCAGTTGATGCAAACCTTATAGCTTACGGAATGGACTTTGGATACACCAATGACCCTACAACTTTTGTTTCTGTTTATTCTGAAGGGCATAACCTATATATCAAAGAACACCTTTACAGGACTCAAATGACTACAAGTGATATAAGTCTATTCCTTAAAGAAGAAAAGCTCTTAGGTAACCCCATATACGCAGACAGCGCAGAACCTAGACTGATAAGTGAGCTGAGAAGAATGGGACACAACATATTCCCAAGTATAAAAGGAAAGGATTCTGTTAACGCTGGTATTGATTTACTAAAGCGGTATAAGATTCACATACTAGCTTCCTCGTCAAATGCTATCTCTGAGTTTAGAAACTATAAATGGAAAGAAGACAGGTCGGGAGCGCTTGTTAATATTCCTGAAGACAAGCATAACCACATCATTGACCCTTGTAGGTACGCTACTTACTCTATTTTAAGCCGTCCAAACTTTGGTAAATACGCCCTTCATTAAATAAAACTTATTAAAGTTATTGTTTATTAAATATATAGTTGTATATTTAAGTATTGAAAGGGGGATGTCTATCGCTAGTGGAGATAACTTAACCGACTTAGAAATCAAATCAAGTCTCTGGGCTAACTCTTTCAATTTTTATTACTCATTAAAAAACAGAACAAATGAACAAATTTAACAAGTACGATTTTTTATCAGATTTAGAAGATTCAATTAGAACAGAACAGCCTGAAGATATTTGGGAGATGGTTCACCAAGAGATTGACAGGGAATGTATTTACTACTCTGATTGTTTTGATATCATTAAAGCGTTGAATTTTACAGATTGGGAAGACAATGAGTTCGGCCAAATAAACAACATCACACAACTTGCTTTTACAGCCTTGTATGAATTTGTGGTTGATAACCTTAATACAGAACCACTTACGGAAAACGACCAAGTAAAAGAAATCAATAGTAACCTAATGAGCATAATCAAGTAATGTGTTAAGTTGTTAAGCGCAAAAACAAAACTCGTAAAGGGCGGTCAGAAATGGCTGCCTTTTTTTATTTAGATTTACTAAGGCAAAATGCATCAATTAAATACGTTATATAGATATGAAAATTACAGTACCAACTTCGCTAAGTGAAATAACACTAAGACAATACAAGCACTTCCTTAGAATAGAAAAGGAAGCTACGGGTGATAAATTCATCCAAGCTAAAATGATTGAGATATTTTGCGATGTGCCTTTGGACAAAGTGATTTTATTAAAACTAAAAGACAGCGAAGAGATAATACAAATACTATCTGAACTGTTTGACAGTAAGCCCGACCTAGTCAAAACATTTAAAATAGGGAAAACCCAATACGGCTTCCATCCCCAGTTGGATGACTTAACTCTAGGAGAGTATATTGACCTTGATACTTTTATAGGTGATTGGGATAATATGGAGAAGGCTATGAACGTGCTATACAGACCCATCTTGGTTAAGATGAAAGGCAAATATATAATAGAGGAATACATAGTTGATAATCACGAAGCCCTCTTAGATATGCCTATGGATGCTGCTATGTCTGCAATTTTTTTTTTGTGGAATTTAGGTCTAGACTTGTCGAGAATTATGACGAACTCTTTGGACAACAAGGAGACAGAAGCCTTGACTCAATATCTATCTTCTCAAGCAAATGGGGTTGGTATCAGTCAATTTACGGACTCGCTCAAGGAGATGTTACACGATTTGAAGATATCACTAAACTAAATTTACACACTTGTTTTATGATGCTGTCATTTATGAAAGACAAAAACGAGCTAGAAGCAAAACAAATAAAAAAGAATTTTAAGTAATGGCAAATCAAGGCGTAAGGGGTTTTTACCAGTTAACCGAAACAATCAAAGACGAGTTACTAGGGGATGATAATATCAACACCGTAACAACGGGGGACATTACGGACGTTAACTTAAACAAGCAAGACATCTTTCCGCTTGGTCATATCA